TCAATTTTCCTTTTGCGCATTTCTACTTTGTTTTCGTGTGTTCTTAAGAAATGTCCCCACGATTGCACTAATTCCAGTAACGCCCAAAACGGCTCCGCATATGGCTCCTGCAGAATTTGGAACCCAAGAGACCATTAACACACATCCAGTTAGTGAACCGCCTCCTAGCAAGAATGCGAATATAACTCCTAAAAGGCTATCTCTGCTTTCTGCCTTTACCTGAGTTTTTTCAATTTCCTGACGATGTTGCGACTGTCGCTCAGCCATAGAAATAATCCTATCTGCAAATCCAGGTGAAATATTTTCATATTCAGCCAAAATATCTGGAGCCGGAATAGGTCCCCTAAATTCTCTTGCCATCACCCTAGTTACAACCGTAGCTACTTTTTCATAATTATCTAAATGTTCTTCAACATTGCCAGTCGCATTTTCTTCATTCTCTACGTGCTTAATTTCCTTAGAAATATCATTTGCTAACTGATTTAGTTCCTTAGAGTTCTCTACTGGCGTTTCTTCAGACTCTACTACAGTTTCTTTTGGATTTTCTGATGTTTTCTCCGACATTTTCCCAATCTTTCCTTAGTGCCTCATAATCAGACTGCATTCCATCTGATATTTCTGGCCATTCTTTCGTACCGCTTAAGTCCAACACCCTAACAAAACCTTTAACAAATGCCTCAGTAAATAATGTCTTCATTCCACATTTTCCTTTCGCTCCACAATTGAAAAGGTGCATTCCTTAGTCTACTATATGTTCACAGAACATACAAGCGAACAAATTGTGAAATTTCTTTTGTCTTACATTAAAATGATGTATATACATTTCTGTATATACAATATACATTTTTTTGACACATTTGTCAACATTTCGCTATGATGCAGCATTTACGATTATAAAAGACGGAGAACACACCTTCATGTTCTCCGTCTCCTCTAATCAGATTCTTTTAAGCTTACCATTTTTCAGCAGTGTCAACATCTGTGTATTCTGCTTCGCAGATCCTACATAGCCAGTAATACCATTTTCTTTCGCAATCAGCTTACGAGTGGCATAACCGGAGTTTACTCCGATGGCATTAAGTGCCGCCACGATGGATCCGGATGTACCGGTATATCTGGGATAATATGCCGTAGTGGACTGCACGGTACCATTACTGCCCACCATTGTATAGCAGATATCCAGATCTACATATCCGCCGATGCCAGGCACTCTGCCACGGCTAGAGTGCTGCCAGCCCCAAAGATTATGACAGATGGCCGGTTTTTTGGATGCAGGTGGATCCATAGCAATTGTCATATCCTTCGTAGACGGATACCTTGCAATCCAAAAATCACAGTCAATATATTCTTTATATGGCTTGATATAACTGTTGTAGAAAGACAATCCGTTATACACCCCAAACTCATAGCCTGCTGCCTCGATCACTTCCTTATAGGCATTCAAAATTCTGATCAGTTTGATACCTTTGTTTTTGAGACAGGTATCCTCAGCATCCGCCCACACCTTGCCGACCTTTCTACCGGCGAGTGTGTTTACCACTGCTTTGGCCGCTGCCCTCGCTGCCGTCTCTGTTATGGTGTACAGATAATTGTAGACATCAATGGGCAGTCCCTGTGCAGCTGCTCCCGCATAGTTTCTGACAAAAGACAACTCTGTTTTATTGGATTTATCGATGACTTTCAGTACGGCAAACTCTACCCCTGCCTTTTTCACCTTCGCCCAGTCGATAACTCCGTTCCATTTTGCTACGTCAATGCCTTTCATCATGGCTTATTCCTCCTTCTTTCCATCAAAATCAAGTAAATTTCTAAGCAGCTCGTACATACCGGTGGCCGCCAGTCCGGAGATCATACCACCCAGCACAACCTCTGCATTGATTCCCGCCTGCAGGTGGATAATGATTGCAATGATGGTTCCCATGCTCAGGGATGCAAGCGGAATAAACTTGTTGGGAAAATTGTCAAATGCTTCCTTAAGCACATAGCCTGTAAGCAGACAGATTCCCAGAGTGATAGGGTCTACGAGTTGCAATAAAAATGATAAATCCATAATGTTATCCTCTCTTTCTTAAAATGCCTGGACAGCTGCAAAGATCAGTCCAGTAATCAGGAATGTAATGATTGCTCCTACTGCAGTATTAAATAGTGTTCTTTTTGCGTTGCTCCATTCTTTTCCCGGGGCACGCTCCATATCATCCACACGGCTATCCATCTTTTCAACTTTCTGGTTTAAGCTGGATACCGTCTCATTGGTGTGTTTTACTTCCTCTACCAACTGGATCATTGTGGTTGACATGGTATGGATCTCTTCCGTCACTCTCTCCAACTTATCAATTCGATGAGTATTGGATTTCGATCTGGCTTCTACCTCAGTAAGTCGATGTTCCATTTCGGTTTCATTCATGCCGCACCTCACTCAAATATAAAAGCCGGTCACCTCCCGGCAGGGAAGTAATCGGCTCTTGGCTCAATGGTTACTATGTAATTACGCGGGTCCGTCTCTTGCTCTCATTGGCAGCCTCCTACTCTGCTGTTAATTCTGTCAGCTGCGTCTCCAGTGCGTTGATCTGATCCCGGAGATTCTGGCGCTCAGCATGGACTGTTTCCATGTCGTATTCCGCCTGCTCTCCCAGCAGAGAATACTCGTAGGTCTTGATTACTTTATAGTCGCTTGCAGCAATCTGTACCTTCAAGTCATTGATCTGTGCTGTTACCTGTCGGATTTGTTCCTGTTTGGCCATTTCTGCCAGTTCTTCCTCTGTGGGCTCCGGTTGCACCGGTGCAACCGGCTCAACATAGACAGATCCGTCATCGGACAGCTCATACCAGCCGTCACCTTCTCGGAACAAAGTATTGTATGCCTCATACTCACCATTATCGAGCGGATATTTGCAATCTTCGTCCAGATAGAGACTGAAGCCGTCAGTATTTACAACGAGATTGTCTCCGGTGATTCTGATCACATGAGGACTCTCTTCAGATACTATGACCTTCTGTACGGTCTCTTTATTTTTAAATTTAATGTAACCCATGTGGGCTCCTTTCTTGCGCTCTTGTGGCTGCGCCCGCCATCTGATTTACTTCGTTAAATGGCAATTTAAATGGTTTGAAATTTGCATCAATATCAACATCTGTTACTCTATTAGCGGCGAATAAACAGTCCTTTTTAGGCTCCTTGTCTGACTTTGGATTGCCAAACAATGCAAATGTATTTGGGGTGTTTGCAAATTGTGATTGGGCAGTTAATGTAAGATTTGCAAGTAATAGCAAGTTTTATGCATATCAAATTGCAAATGTTAGCAATGATGCAACATTTATATTAAATTTTGTTGTGGCATATAAATAATTAATTAATCCAAGGTATTGGGCTGCTTCTTCAAATAAATCTCAATCTGACAAATATGAGAAACTGGCAGAATAATACCGTTCCGTTGATGGGTTTAATACTATCGTACCATTAGATTTATTAATATAAATATTATGATTGTTGCCGCTTGTACCACCTGTTGCATTTGCTCTAACATACGCATTTTTAGGGTAATATGTCTTTGCAATATTGGTAATGATTAATGATCCGCTAGACTGCTCAGATGTAATTTGTACGCCTATTGTGACAAATACCCTGTTACCAATTTTGGAAATGCTATTATCGGAACTCCACGATACACAATTTACTAAAGTCAAATCGGCATCTTGGTTTAACTTGCCAGTTACATCAGTAACCGCATCTGCCACCGCCTTGGCATCCGGGACATAGCCGGTGGCTTTGGTGGCCAGCAGATCATCCTTGGTAGTGATCATCTGGGCAAATGCCGGTGCTGTGAGATCCGCAAAAAACTTCTTGATCTTGCCAAAGACCGTCTTTACACTCTCGCCGGTATTGATGTTTTCCCGGGCTTCTGCCTCTGTGAATGTAATTTCGGAATCTCCAATATCGCTGCTAAAGCCCTTGGCCAAATATATCCAGTTGATCTTGTCATCCCTCGGAGCTCCGTCAGGGGCATCCTTAATGGCCAGATATGTACTTCCGTTGTGCAATACAGCATCCAACCGCTCATACGCAGTGTTGGAGTTGTAATCTCCCTTGTAAGATATTCCAATTTTTCCGAGGGTCTTATATCCTTCCGGTGCTGCCATAGTTCACTCCTCCTTATGCTACTTTCCAGTACAGTACGTTGTCGTCAGTTACAAAATCCACACCCACGCCATCCTTCATATAAAGGTTCATCGTGGTTTCGTCTAAATAAAATTTAGGTTCTGTGATGCTGGCGTAGGTCTCCGCCCGGTCTGCATCTATCTTTGCCTGCGCTGCGGATGCTGCAGATGCTGTGGCCTGCTGTTTGGCTGTTTCCGCTTGTACCGTAATGTCTGCCAGGTAATCTGGCTGCAGCTTATCCGCCGTAATACTCCCTTTCTTTATATCTGCTTTTACCTTGCCATCTTCCCCAATGGTCCAATAAATGGTATCCGAGTCTAAAAACTCAAACTGCGTGATGAGTGCAGACATATCTATGTACTGTTCTGTTCCATCTTTTAAGTAGATAATAAGCTGCTCGGTAACCGGATCATAGCCGAAGTTGATGGCAATCTGTGCCATCAGGGTATGTAATACCTTGGTTGCTCCAGAATAATACGTAATCGTAATATCGCCATTATCCTGATTAATGGTAATTCCCGTGATCATCCCATTAGCCTCTGTAGTTGACAGCTTAGTCAGATCCAGTGTAATCACACGCTCGTCAATAATGCGAGTCGCATTACTTAGCTTGTCCATGTTGGTCTTATTTAATGCTGTTTTGATAGATGGTTTATTCTCCCAGTAATCCTCTTCCCAGTCATACGCTCTCTGCATCCTGCTTCACCTCCTGTTTTGCAACCTCGGCAGCATCCCTGGCCGCAATCTCTGCCATCAATGCATCCCTGGCTTTCTGTTCCTGTCGTGCCAAATTCTCCTGCAATGCCATGCGCTTAACTTCCTCCGGCAACGGAGATGCTTCTACAAAATTTGCGATTGCCTGACTAAATTCCTTGATTTCTAAATTGCTCATATCTCTTAATCCTCCGGTCCCAAATAAGTTATAACAGTCCCACTAATGGTTTTTGTTCTCCACGCAACTACTGTACCTTTATAATTCATGTACCCGCTGACACCCATTGCTCTTACGCTGACCAGATCAACGCTTGATAGCTTATTTACGATAGTCGCAGCGCTGATTCTGTCCGCTTTAATCACCCCAGAGGATGTCCAGTTGGATACCTCCATGTAGTCTGCCTTTACAGTGCTGGCGCTGATATAGTTGGCTTCCACGTTGCTCAGACGGGCTGATACGGCTGACAGATCAGATGTAGTCACATGATCTGCTTCCAGGCTCCCCACGCGGCCACTGACAGCATTCAGTGAATCAATAGTCGCCTTGGTAGCAATCAGGTTGTTTAACTCCAATTTGGTTATATTCAAGTTCTCAATGGTCGCATATTTTACTACCATTTCATCTGCATTGACGATACCAACCAAATCTATCCTTTCGGCTTTGATTTTTATGCTCTCCGCCGTCTGATTGATCTCAGATACGATATTGTCCTTGGATACCTTGGTAAGTATCTGCTGTGCATTGATGCTGATCTGCGTGGACAGATTCTGGTTGATATCTTTCATTTCCAGACGAGTTTCATCCACCGTCCTAGTCAGTGTGTTGGTTTTTCCCTTTAACTGGATAATCTGCTTCTGCAGTCCATTGACCTGTCCGGTCCTGTATTCCTCGCCCTCCGCCGTATAGCTGTCACGAAGTGCCTGTATGCCTTTTAATGTGCGCTGCAGGATGTAGGTATAAATGGTCTCCCGAGTCGTGTGCAACAAGATGCCATCCCCTACCTCCAGGCAGGGATTGCCGCGGGCTTCCACCTGTGCCGGACGGTACCATACGACACCGATCACGCTGAGGACGTTGTCTGCGATGATCTGCAGGTCTGCAGCAGACTTGCCATACACCAAAAAGTTGTCCTCAATGATATAGCAGTTATTGCCAGTACCGGAGATTGCCCCGATATCATTTTCCTCCTGACGGATCTGCAGCTTATCAATATGCTGGCAGATAAAATCCTCATACTGACAAGAGATATAGTGGCTACGAGATACCTCTGTGGTGCCCATCGGATCTGCAGGATAAAGGTCATCTGCCGGATACAGATCATCCGCTGGATACAGCCCCTCTATCATCTGCTCCAGCACCACATACCGCAGTTTTCCATTTCTACCGATGTGCCCAAAACATCCGTTAATCTCGCAGATGGATTCAATAACCGTTTTCCCCGGGAGCTCTCCCGGATCGATAGTTTTTTCTACCACCATATCATCGTTGACCAGTGTGATTTCTTCTTGTTCCACACCGACATAAGCACAAAAGCTATCTCTGAACTGTCTAAGCGTCATTGGAAATGTCAGGCTGTTATACCACCCGGATATCTCTGCATTTAGGATGTCGTACATGGCATCATAGGCTACAATATCCCGACATCTTCTATCTGCTGTAGGTACATCAGAATCTACTTTATAAACTCCCATCATAAAAGGAGCCTCTTCGGCTCCTTCCAATGTTACGGATACGGTTATCTTTTTTCCGGCAAGAGGTACTATTCGTTCCCTGACTCTCAGTTTAAAAGTACTCGCCTCACACCTGCCAAAACTTAGTTCACTCTCTGAGCATAGTCTCTCAGTAAGCTCTGCACTTTCACCTTTCCAGTCATCTTCATTCAGTACACTCCCGTCACTACATTGTATCTGCATTCTTTTGGATACGGATGTATCATTATAAAAATCTTTATATTTATAATCTATCATTCCCTCTCCCTCTTAATACTCCTGGAACGCAACACGTAATGGCTTATACCATAATTCCATACCATTCCAACTTTTTGTCTCTACTGTATAATTTGGTACATACATTTCTCCCGATTTATATCCTCCGGTATTTACATCGAAATAAGTTACAATAACCTTTCTTTCCTTCTCCTTTATGTACGCTTTTTCCATTGCTTGTAGAAATTCTGTCATTTCCCATGCTTCCAGTGGAATCGTATTGAACTCAATTTTTGTTGTATAATGATCTGCAACTTCCCGGTATAAAATATTCAAACCATTTCTGTCAGAGTCCAGATCTGCACGCTGATCCGGACTCACCTTATAGGTCTCAATATCTACATACTTTGAAATATCAGTATCTCCCACTTTTAATAACCATGCCTGAAATGCCATCCTGCTGCCTCCTTATACATCCAGCAACAGGTAATTTCCAGTTGCCTTAAAGTACTCCCTGTTTATCTTTTTCAGTAGTTCCGCAAATTTTACACCATTGATTTCTATCGTATTGCCTGACGCCAATATTCTGATGATAGTCTCCAGCAATGTAATGATCTTATCCAGCTTTTCCGCAGATATGGATCCTCCCGATCCCGCTGCCGCCTGTGCTGCGCTTAGTGCCATTTTCTGTAACTTATCTTCGGGTGATACAATTTCTCCCTGATGCCTATTATCACCGATCATAGCAAGCTGTGGCGTATTAGCCTTGACATATCCACCATTCCACAATTTAGGTATCTGCGGTGGATCACTCGGCATTTCGAAGCCCCAGTCTTTTCCAACCAGATCTCCTGCCTTCTTTGCGACGCTTCCGATTCCATTTACCACATTGCGTAGTGTAGAATATATCAATGATATCATTGCATTCACACCATCAATGATCAGATTACATACTCCCTTGATAGATCCCCATATTGCTTGCCAGATTCCATCCGTAATTTTCTGTAAGCCTTCCCATGCCTTTTTCCAGTTGCCTGTAAACACTCCGGTGAGGAAGTCCAACAGTCCTCCCAGTATTTTCATGGCTCCGGATATAATGTCTGACACGGTTGCGAATACTGTACTCATGATGTTTATCACAATGTCTGCCACCTGCTTGATTGTCGGTGCCAGATACCCGATAATTGGTTTGATTACGGTACTCCACGCGGCTGCAAGGAAATCGCCTACTGAGCTGATCAGATCAAGAACGTTGTCCCATAGTGGTCTGAGATTTTCTTCCCATAGCTCCTGTATCGCTTTCCTAGCATGGTTCAGTACTGGCATTGCAATATCATTCCACAGTTCTAAAACCGTCTTCTTGATATCATTCCAGGCATCTACAATATTCCCAAAGGTACTACTCCCCTGAGATTCCCACCAATCTGTAAGCGAACTACCAAGATTTCCTACAATCTGTCCTGCCAGTGATGCACATTCTCCACCGAAATCAAACAGATCAGTGAGCGTACCTTCTATCAGTTCCTGATTGTCTTTCATCCACTGGGATGTGTGTTCTGTGGAAATTTCAAACCCTTCCGCGAAGATTGTTCCCAGTGACATTCCAAATCCAGTACAGCCTGTCAGAATATCATTGATTCCGTTTACAATATCAGGTCCTGCTTTATCCAGTGCCCCGAGCAGATTATTGTATATCTGCTCATTGATATCCGTAAGATTAGTAAATCCGTTCGCAATAGACTTGCTTACATCACTGCTCCAGGATTCTATCTTTTTCCTGTTGCGCTCCAGATAGCTTGCAATTCCATCCAGCCCCAGGTCTACCGCTTTGGCTGTAACAGCAATCTTATTTCCGATTCTGTTTCCGAGATATCCTCCCAGCGGATCCATGATTGTCTCAATGTTTCTGACTGTAGTTTTGGCCAATGGATCCATCTGAGCCATGATTCTTGAAAAATTATCCTTCAGATTTCCGAAATCAATCTTTTTCAGACCATTGTTGAACTGATCTGCAAAATTTTTGACACCGGGAATCTTGAATGCGTCAGAAAGTTTTTTCGAAATTTTATCCGCACTGGCTTCAGCCTCCTGCGTGGAAGTCTGCAAACCAGCGATATCTATTCCTGCAGATTCTCCGGATGCCGAAGAGGAATCTGTCTTTTGGGAGAGTAAATCCAGTTCATCCGACGGAAGTAATCCGCCTAACTTTTTAGCTGCTTTTCCTGCGGCATTAATATTATCACTGATTCCGGCAGACGCATCCTCCGCAGCCGCCATGCCTGTGGCTACAGCATTACCCTTCTTCCCGGCAAATTTATCCGTAAATGCTTTAAATACATTCGCCAGCTGTACCAGTTTTCCCATCAGGGTATTGATCACCTTGATTGCCGGTGTCAGGACGTTGATCAATCCCTGACCGATTGCCGCCATAAAAGACTCAGTCTGCAGCTTCAGGATTCTGACCTGATTGGCCCAGCCATCAGAAGTCCGCATAAAATCCCCAGATGCCGTCGCCAGTTTGCTCTGCACAAAGGAATACCGTAGGGCTACCTTTTCTGCCTCCGACATAGCCGCAGTAGTCTTCCCGTAGCCGTTGGCCATAGCATAGGCATCCAGTGCCGTCTGTGTCATGACGACACCAAGATCTTTCAGACTCTCTGTTTCTCCAGTGAATACCGATTTCAGCTTTGTATATGCTTCGTCCTGAGATATGTTATAAAAGGATGCCACATCTCCCGCCAGCCCTGTCAGGGTGGTAGACATATCGTATGCCTGCTTCTCGCTGAACCCGAAAGCCTTGGCCATAACACCGAAGGTACCTGTGTACCTCTTGGCCATCGTCTCGGACAGTCCAAATGCAGTTGCGGCATTCTGCGCAAATTTATCTACCTGCTTCGACATTGCCGGGAATGTTACATCCACAACATTTTGCACTTCACTCAGATCTGATCCCAGTTCGATGCATTTCTCGCTGAAATCTACGAGCTTTTTTACAGCAAAAGCGGCAGCCAGTTTCTTACCTACTTTCGTAGCAAGGTTCTGGATGCCGCTCATCTGCTTATTAAAATCTTTTTTATTTACGACCAGATCTAATCCGATCTGTCCAACGCTTGTAGCTTCACTCATGACCAGCCTGCCTTCTAAGACAGGCACATCGGCACAGCGTCTTATAACTTCAACTCAAAAATCTTTTTACAGTCCTTATTTTTACAGCGGAAATAGATTCCCCTGCAATGTGCATCTTCCGTCTGCATTGCATTCACCGGATGCCCACAGTAAGGACACACTACTTTTTTCTTATCTACTTTTTCAATGTATATCGCCCCCTGCCAGAGAAATGAACGCATTCTTCAGTTGATCAAGGACTGCCGCCATATTATCAGGCGTTACCTTTTTTGCTCTGTTTGCACGCCATTCATTCCTGATTCTGTGCTGTTCCGGAGTAAAATGGTCTAAGATATCCTTATCCTCCTCGGCCCGGATTGCTACGATCCGTCCCAGAGGTGTCTCCGGTCCGATTCCGATAAGAAGGTCCTTAAACTCATCCCACTTCATGGTATCAATTTCTTTCGACAGCCGGATCCCGTACTGCGCCTGGAAGGATGATACGATCAGACTGTAATCTCCGATCAGATCATAGTACGGGTCACTGCTCTCCCGGCTCTTCATCTCCCGTGATCAGGTCTACTGCTGCCATGATGATCGTCTGTAAATCCTTAAACTGGAGATTCAGTTTATCGATCTTTTTCCGATCCTTCTCATTGAAAATCAGTTCATATACCGCCAACACTTCTTTAGCTGATGTACCCTTTGAAAAAAGACCCATGATCTTCAGTACAGTGGCTGCATCGGAATTGACTTCTATGGTGACATCCTTCACCTTCAATACCGGATTCTCATCAAAATTCAGTTTTTCTGTAATATCTACGATTTTCTTTGCCATAATAGCCTCCTGTTTTTATGCTGCTGTAGAAATCTCCGGTTTGCCGTTGCTCATAATATCAAACTCCAGAGGAGCCACGGCTGTAGAGTCTCCAGCGCCGATATTTTTCACGTTGATAACTGCCCCGTTAAATTTAACCACCGTTCCATCCGGGAACGTCCACTGGACATTTTTCTCTGCGGAGCGGCCGTTTACCCATGCAAGAGACGCTACAGCATCGTTACCGGCATCTCCAACGTTCCTTTTTGCAGTCACGGAAATCGTGACACCTTTACTGGTAAGCAGACGTCTTACCCATCCTGCTTCCGTAAAAGGATGCCATTCCTCTACTCCATTGTCGAAGGATACGCTGAATGTCTCACAGTCCGCAATATTAACCATATTTTTTTCAGCTCCGCTTTCCGCAGCATCGATCTGGAACTGGTTTTCATAACAGGGGTATACTCCTGTAATAGGTGTACTCATTCTTTTTCACCTTTTCCTTTCTCATAAATAACAGCCATCTCTATGACCCATTCGCAGATACCGGCATCATCCTTTCCGACATCCTGGGGTTCATAGAGAGGCTGTATAAATTTTATCAACTCATCGTTGACCGTTACATTTCTTGCAGTCTCCACTGCCTCAAATACAGTCATGGCTGCCTTTTCCGACAAGCGGGGCGAATTATTCCAGTGAATCAACAGGCTGACATATTTTGTCCCGTAAGACGCAAGCTGGGGTCCTCCCAGTGCTGTCTTATACTCCTGCTGATGCTTGCTATTATAAACTCCAATGGACTTTTCCTGCTTGTCCGGCAGACTACCCATATATACCTGATCTGCCAGTTCAAGGGATTCCACATAATCTCGTACATCCGATAACATCATAATCCGGCAATCCTCCTGTATATTTGTTTGTATGCCTTTTGGCAGTACTCTGATTTCTTCCCAGAAATCCAGTCCTCATACCATTCACCTCTTGCATTCGGATTCTCCGTCTTCTGGAAATGATATTCCGGGTGAAAATAAAGGCGTCTTGCGTATGGCGTACTGGAAATGATACTGACTTTTCCCTGACTGCTCTCAGAGTAATCCACAAAAGTACTCTCATTTTGCAGATTACCGGTATCCCTCGGAAATACCTGGGCCTGCACTACATTGGTATGTAATGCCTCCGCAGTCTGCTCTAAAGCCATCACCTGTGCTTTCGTCAGCTGTTGGATCTTCGGAAAATTCAGCTTTACTGTGGAATTTACACTGATCATATCAGCATCACCTCCGTATAGTTGACTGTTCCATCCGAGTTTCTCGCCTTACGACCCTCAAGAATCCTGCGCTTACCCCCAAATATCACAGCACTGCCTCCGGATATGACCGGAAGATCAGGACAAATATCTCCGGGAAACAATGCTGTTCCGGTGATCTCTATCAGTTTCTTCTCCGTGGTCAGCACAGTTTTTGCCTTGTCCTGATAGTTACATTGTCCGTAATACTCCACTGGCTTCAATGGCTCCCCGTATTCGTTCAGTCCTTCTTGATCTATCGCAACAGAGATATCTGTCTTACATAATCTTTTAGGCACCAAACATGGATATTTCATAGGATCACCTCGCAATTCTGCAACACAGGCCTGTCTGAGTCAGTAACGAATACACATCCCGCTTCATGGCAATACCTTTTTCCATGAAAACATTCCAGGAACTTCCGAACTGTGCGGATACTCCATTAATGCTATAGCTGGATAAAATCGTATTGATTTCATCTGCATTTTCATATTCGAAATCTGCCTGCATGCAGACAACCTCTTTGATGGTCTCCTGCTGAAAAGCTGTCAGATGATCGAATCCTGCTGCCACAATCCGGTTAAATGTCAGACTGTCAATATGCCGGCAGGCCTGACGAAGTGCTCTTTCAAGCTCTCCGTCAGGAATCACGCTGCCATTATAGATCTCTGTGTACTCTTCTTTTCTTACATAAGGTTTATAGGACATATGCCCTCCTTACTCCCCGGTGTACTCCATGGTATCCACATCTACATAGACGCTATCCACCTTGCCGTCACGTCCATTGGGGAACACAAAGGTATCAGACAGAGATCTATTCTGGTACAGGTATCCGTCTCCTTCTGTATGTGTTCCGGGATTGAAATAATAGATAGAAGCAATCTTAGGAACCGTCTTACATGTCTGTCCGCATGCCACCAGTACATTGATCTTATGAGCTCCGGTTACAGCAGCAACGTGGTTACTGGTGTCCTCGGCCACCTTTTTCAGCGGAGCAAATCCGCCCTCAGTAGGCTCCCAGTCGAAAGCATCATAGAAACGCTCATCGTCGATAACTTCCATGATGGGTACACCATCGATTTCCGTTACTCTGGTCTCGATGCCGATACCACCCTCAGCGATCTGTGTAAGTTCAATTTTACGGGTAAACTCAGTGGACTGCTCCAGTGCATCCATAATAGGACTGGCCACATACGTGAGCAGGCTACCATTTGCCTTGTACCGTCTCAACTTTCCTTTCGCAAGGATGTCCTTCAGCATTCCGAATACCTTTGCCTTGGTATAAGCAGAAATAGCGGTCTGGCTGTGATATCCCTCCGTCTTCTGTGCCACCTGTGCCACACGGGAGAAGAACAGGGCATCTGTCTCAGGCACTACCTGAGTCTGTTCGAAGGTTCTGGAGATATTCTGCATGGATGCAGTTGCGTTGGTCTCATCCACATCTGCCTTGTCTACCAGGAACTGAACGTCTCTGTCATGGGTTACTGTAAACGGAACATCTGTCTGATCAAAGGATCCCATGTTCCAACCACCAGTTCTCTTGTGATTCTTATAACCAGTGGTGCTCATCTGTGTAAAGTGGAATGTCTTCGCATCCAGCCATCTTACATTAGATGTAATGAAGGGAGAGGTTAACGCTCCCTGCATCAGAATCTGCAGGAGTTCAGGACTCCACTGCTGTGCATAGTTTAAATTAGGCATATCTTATACCTTCCTTTCCTTAGTTCCACCGATTCCATCTTTTGGTCGGTGTCTGTGTCTGTTGTACGGTTGCCTGCTGTGTATGCTGCGAAGGATCTCCGCCTGTCCCTACATGAAGGAAACCAGTAGTATCTGTCTCCTGCGGTTTTAATGCAGGAATGTCCTCCAGCACCTTATTCAGGGCTTCCGTAAGTTTCTCATTGCTGATCTTTCCATCCTGTCCTACTGCCTGGCTGAGATCTGCCATCTTCAACAGATACGGGATGGATGTTACGCTGATTCCCAGTCCGACTGCTGCCATCGTCGCTGCCTGTTGGATCTGTGCCTGTCTTGCCTCGGCCACAGCGGTTGCAGCCTGCTGTTGCAATGCTTCCACATTCGGCTGATTTGCCGCCTTCTGTTCCTTGAAGGTTGCTATAGCCTGTTCCACCTCCTGTTGGGAAAGCCCCTGCTGCTTGAAATAGGCTTTCAATGCCGTATCCTCTTTTGCCGCAAGCGTTCCATCCAACATCTGCTGGATTTTTCCATAGTCAATCTGCGGTGCTGCATTCTGCTGTGACTGCTGATCAGTCTGTTCTCCTGCCGGTGCTCCGCCCTGGCTTCCATCGGGGTCTAAGAATCTTCTTACTGTCTTGTAAAACATAACGTGCTCCTTTCCATTTTGAGGGTGTCACCCTTACTGCGATCCATTGTCTTCGGTGTCTCCGGTCACGCTGCAGTTTATTGCCTTGCTCGTGTTTGGGCATAAAAAAACACGCCATGAAGCGTGTTGATTCCAGATTATTTGTTGCACCGGTGCAATTTTCTTTTTTCGAGATAAAAATACCACCAATCTACTGACCGGTGGCTTCATGTTCTTTTACCATTCTTCGTAAACGTTCTTTATAATCCTCATAGCTTTTATCTTTTCCGATGATGTATGCGGCATCTCCCATTTTTTCGGAGAAAGATAATACTTTCCTGCGCAACTCCTGCAGTTCCTCATCGTTTTTCATTTTTTCAACAAATTCTTTTTTGAACATAATTACCTCTTTAGCACTTTCATAAATGCTTCATATAGCTCTGGCAATTCGCTTTTTATGAATTTTACAGTTATATCATCCGACTGATACAATGCAGCATATACGTCCGCAAATATCTCCGACTCCGCATATCCGGGTTTACCTATGTACTGTGATTCATGTCCATATGCTCCGGCAATCACGTTATCTGTCATGCATGACATTATATCACTGATGAAGTAATTGTACTCTAAATCGCCACTCACAGCAAGTCTCTGCTGATACTTCTCCTTTTCTTGCAATACTCCTTTTTCTGTATTCTTTATTGACTCTACAAATTCAGCATACATAGGACTACCATATTCATTATGGTCGATTCTATGGGCTATTTCATGGACCAGTACAGCCTTATAATTTTCCTCATCATATAAGGGATGTTTCTGATTAATAATTATCATATCCGTATCTGGATCGTATGAAAATGCATGTTCTGACAGTTCATCTATCTTGATGCACTCATCTTTCGTGTACTGATCCACTAAATCGATCATGATCTGCGGAGTATCCGATCTCGGCACTTTCACCTCATCAGGAACTTTATACCGGACTTCGGTTTCCTGACTCCATTCTTTTTCCTTAGCACGATACTTGCTTTTATTCTCTGGATCCAACGAAAATAACGCTAATCTGTGGAATTTCTTCTCTTGTCTCTCTGCATATTGCTGTCGGGCTTCCTTTCTGTTCTGTTCATCAATATCCTCTATGTCTTTTTTACTGTATTCATTGTCCAGATCCTCCAGTTCCGGAAAATATGTCGTATGGCTATCCTTACACCGTGGATGATAAAGCCCCGCTGCTATTGCCGAGCTCATCAGGGGATATGGTCCGTCCTTTGCGCTTCCACCGCTCCATACATCATCGATCAGTATCTTACCAACAAACGGTAAACACTTGGGGCAGGGATTTCCACGCTTATTCATGATCACCGTGGATATCCCCCATTCCTGCCTTTTCTGCCCTTCCCCCTGCAGGTATGCACGCTTACTGGCTGTCCGTATTGCCATGTCCGCATAGTCTGCCAGTGTGTGCCTGGATCCATTGGCATATTCCACGCAGTTGAGGCCGGCGGCAATAAAGTCCTTTGTAGCCATGTCCACCGCCTTCTCATAGGTCCCGGCTCCGCTGTTTGCATATACCTGTGCATTGAAGATAACCTTGCGGTACTGGTCATTAGCCATACGTAAAACAGCGGTCTCAGCCTTTTCCATGTCTGATGTGGTCACCCGGATCAGCGCCTCCAGCTTCCTCTGGTTCAACCGGAAGAATGCCGCCGATGCTCCCGGACTTACTCTTCTTGCCGGGAAGCCTTTTTTTATAGCCTCCAGTATGGCTATCTCCTGATCCATATCTCCTTCATCCCTAGCAGTACTTATCAGTGCTTCGATTCGATTATTGATATCCTTGAATTTCGCACCGAACCGCTCCTGATTCTCTTTTCTGTACTTTTCCAGTGCCCGGAGCTGCTCTGTCTGCCACATGGACCATTGCTTGTCCTCATCGATTTCCTCAATCTTATGTCTTCGCATGTTCCGGATCATGGAAGCAATGAGTTCATTCTCAACAGCTTCGAATGCTGCTCCAATGTCATATTCTGAATTTATCTTAGGCATCTAATCACCTGCCGTTTGCATATACCTTGAATCCCTGGCTTCTGAACTGTCTGGTCAATGTCTTGATCTGCGTGACGCTGGTACAATGATCACAGCGAAGTTCCGCATAATTACCTTTTTCCACTGCATAGATTCCTTTCGGAACCTGCTCACTGGCCACCTTCAGAAGCCCCTGGTACTCCTCCCGGTTCATCCGGTATGTTTTTTTCGCTACCTTTACTTCCATCACTACCTCCAGTAAATCCGTTTATCCTGAATTCTCCTGCATCCGTTCTGATCTCCGGCTCCGGAATGTTCTGAATCCCCTGCTCTGCCTTGAGCCTTGCGATTTCTTCTCGTTTGCAATCATCGTCCAGACTGTCACCGTATAGTTCCTCCACACAGCGCTCAATGCTCATGATTCCGCTCTGCTTTGCCTTACCGACTGTTTCCACCTGCGATTCAAATGAAGGATTGGCATATTCTCCAAATGGGAGATTTACCTCTACACTTTCCACTGCCTCATTCTTCATCAGGTGATATGCGTTGATACACATGGATACTACCTGCGGCAATACTGTCTGAAGAGTTTCCACGATAATATTTCTTGTGTACAGCGTTGTTTTTTCCTTTTCACGCTGCGCTTCTGCATTATCCAGTTTTTTTACATCAATCCCCAGTGTAGAAGGACTGATGATCCCCTGCAGGCAAAGGTCCAGAGCCGTACAGTAGGAAGCCTGGTAGCTGTCATGAGGAATGCTCGGCTGGTCTGTACTGATTACGTTTTTCTGCCCTTCGCGCTGGTCTCCTTCTGCTGCAAAATATCTGTTATCGAACGGATTCGGTGTTATCGCAGCTCCTGTTTCCGGATTCCTCGGGACCAGACAGTCCGGAATATATGTTTTGGCTCTTCCTGCTCTCAGCGCATCCATCCACTGGCTCCATACTTCATCCAGCGCATCATAGCTGTCCACCTTTCCGTCAAAGATGCTTCCACCTCGTCCTTCATATTTTGCCGACTTGTAGAACATCATAGGCACCGCCAGCATAACGCTTTTATCAAAGGTCACATTTTCCAGTGAGCTGGTGATCTGTAATGTAGTCAGCGGTACCTTTCTGTTGTCCAGATAAAGCTCGTTATTTACATACCCATATCCATATATCTCATTGAGCACATATGTCTTGCCACCTCCGCTGTATGGTGTCTTAAATATCACTTCCCTGACCTTATCCTTTTTCCGGATGATTTCGACACGATCCCCAGCATACCATTCTAAAATCGGATATTCACTGACCTCTGTATCAATGGACACTTTAAAAGCCCCATCTCCGATATACAGCGCCTCTTTGATTGCATCCTCTACCTTGTCGGCAAAGTTATTATTCTCAGGCTTTGCAATGTCTTTCCATATCTGTTTCTGTTTTTCGTTCTCTGAGGAAAATTCAAATTCCCCCATATCCGGAAGGACTACTGCTGCCAGAGTTCTCACCGTAAGCGCCGGAAGGCCTGTGTGGATCTTGCGCATTTCCAGCCCCGGTGTGCTCTTGCTGGACCAGAATTTATATTTATCTGCATATTCTGCGTTCTGCTCATAGAACTGCTCCAGTTCGTTGCTGTCACCTCGATACCAGATGCGGTTTCGGATCGCATTCCCCTCGAAATCCATCATCTCATTGATATTGAACACATACGGATTCGCCTGAGAAACATTCAGCCAGCTCCGTATGCCTCTTTTGATATTCTCATTTATCTTTTCCATCAGGTTCACCTCTGTTTATCCTCCTCGAATCCGATCATATTCCGGTATGGAATCCATCCGTACTGGTTTGCATTGATCGTATGGTCGTTCTTATCCTCCGGTACCGGGACATCCTCTTCCTCGTCCCATGAATAGCGTTCCAATTCTGAGATATGGTTTGTGCAATCCTCAACTACCAGATAGCAGTCCTGCTGGATCCATCCCAGCTGTAAATTGATACGATCCAGTATTGTTACCTTTTTGTAGGACTCAATGAAATTGTAAAGGCACCCATGCAGGCGCTTATACTTCCGAAGTTCTGTTATTGTCGCCGCATCCGCGCAGTCAACAAAGGATTCTTTTGCAAATCCCCATTCCGATCTGCATCTATCCAGAAAAGCTATAAACTTTACCGTTGTGTCAGATGGTGCCAACGGCACACTGAGATCAGCATTGCTATACACCATTTCAGCCAGTGTGATCAGCTTGCGGTCATCCGTAATGCCCTGGAAGATCATTGCAATGGTATCCGGAGATTTTGAGGAATATGATGTATCCAGTCCGGCCGTAAACTTCCTGAAACGGATCTTCCCATCTGCAATCTGTTTCTTCACCCATGCAGCAGTAACAACATGTTTCTTTCTGACAAAGTTGGAGAATACCAACCCTGTCGCTTTTCCGCGGAGACCCTGGATCTTATTTTTCCAGATCTTTGTTCCCTTCGGTGTGTTTTGCAGGATCATCTGCAGTTTATCCGGTGGAAGGCCTGCATTGTCTTTAAAAGAAAAGAACCAATGGATCCATCCGTCCTTTGGCTCTTCTTTCAGTTCCTCTATGATTTCCTGTGGTGTCTCATCCTTCCATTCCGGAAGAGGACGTGCACAGTTGATATATTCTTTGTACACCGGCAGTCCCGGATCGTCTGGGTTTAGTGTTGCCATCAGATAATCACATCGCATGGATGCTTCTCTGACAAAATCTATGTCTGCGGTATTTACTTCATCTATGTACAGACAGCCATATTGTCCTCCCAGGGCCTTCTTCCACTTTTTCTTATTACCGTAGCCCAGCACATAAATGACTTTATCTCCCCTGCCAGTATGCAGAATCAGATGTGGAATCTTATCGTCTTTGGTTCCACTGCCGTTATATTCCACCAGAATGCCAAAATCATCCAGTATACCAAGGTCTTTGTTGATGATGTTCTTCTCAGCAGTTCCGGTGTCATCCGCAGCAATGATGTGAAGCTTCTTGGGGCTTTCTGCTACCTTAAGCATAAACTTGAAGATTCCTACCGTCGTTTTACCTGCCGCCGTGGTTCCTTCCAGAAATTCCACCGGAGCATCGCATTTCAGGAATGCTTTGTATTTCTCTGACAGCAGGAGTTTACTTGCGCTCATTACCCATCACCACGCATCTGTCTGATCAGGTCATCCAGTTTACTCTGTTCGGACTTGAGTTCTCCGGAGATCTGGACATCCTGTTTATCTCTCCATTTATCCGGTTTTCGGTTCTTCAACCAGAATATCTGGGCTGTGGTATCCGGCTCTACTTCTTTTACTTTTCGTTCCACAAGCATTTCTTTTGTTTTGGGAAACTTCTCTCTTACAAGCATCAGCTCATCATCTGTTGCCTCCGGATGCTCCAGTTTGTAGCGATTCATATATTCAAATAGCTTTTGACTATATTCTTCCTGCTCCATCGGAACGCTTACATATTTGTCTTCTGTATACCGATATCCCAGTGCCCTTTTCAAGAGCGCATTTTCTACTTGCAGGTCCACAACTTCCTTTCCCCTTTTTAGGGTGTCCGAAATGTCCGGATACAATTTTTTCCATTCATTTAATGTAGACCTGGAGATTCCCATATTACCAGCGATCTGCTCTTCTGTTAGTCCATCCCTTGTCCATCCTTCCAGCTTTAGTAAGCCTTCCGGTGTCAGCCAATATTTATATTTGCCTTTTGCCAT